TATTATGGAGAACAGTTCAAAAAATTCTTCGGATCGGACAATGCAATCATGCCGCTGTACGACGGATTCGAATTCGTGCCGTATAAAGCGGATGCATCTGCAGCAACGACCAGGGATATCAAGGCTTTGTCAACGGATATCCTGGAACTGTATGCGAATGCATTCGGGATTCCTAAAGTGCTTGTAACCGGAGATGTCCAGGATACATCAAAGGCGGTGGATCAGATGTTGACATTTTGCGTGGATCCGCTGATCGAGCTGCTTCAGGATGAGATAAACAGACAGACATTTACTGTCGACGAGATGCTTAACGGAACATATATCCGTTTTGATACCAATGCGATCAAGCATATTGATCTGCTGGATGTTTCTACCGCGATCGACAAGCTGATATCGAGCGGCTTTATGTCGATCAATGATCTGAGAAGGGCCTGTCATATGGATACCATCGATGAGCCGTGGGCTGATGCGTACTTTATGACAAAGAACTATTCACCTATCGAAGATCTGCTGAATCCGTTGAGCATGGATAGAAAGGAGGATGCGGACTATGAAGAAATGGTATCAGTTGGCCAGCGATGATGAATCAGCTGACCTTTTTTTGTACGGTGACATATGTGAACTTGAATGGTTTGACAGCGATAAGTCTTCCTACAGCATGGCAAAGGACATCCAGGCCTTAGAGGGCAAGCCGCTGAATGTACATATCAATTCATATGGCGGCGAAGTGAAGGAAGGTCTTGGGATTTATAATTTATTAAAAAGTTATCCTGGACCTGTTACTACGATCAATGATGGATTTGCGTGCTCCGCTGCATCAGTCATATTCATGGCCGGTTCTATCAGGAGAATGCCAAAGACATCTCTTTTGATGATCCATAACGCATGGAACATTGCGATAGGTGATGCCAATGAATTGCGAAAGAAAGCTGATGAGCTGGATAAAGTAACCGAACCTTCGATCCAGGCTTATTTGGATGCCGGTAATCTTCCGTATGAAGATATCAAGAAGATGATGGATGAAGAAACCTGGTTGACAGCGGACGAAGCACTCGCATACGGCTTCGCAACTGAGATCAGTGATGACGACCAGGCAAAGCAGTCTATTCAGGACCAGACGATACGATCCCTGGTTCTTCGCAAGAAGGAACTGGAATCCACTGTTTCCGACCTTTCGGATCAGCTGGACATTTTAAAAAATCAATTGGACGAAATTGACCATCCTAAAACAAAGGGATGGTTTTTTCATGGAAAAAACTAAAAGAAGGAGAGTTTAAACATGGGAACTTTAAAAGTTAAAGACCTTAATTCTGTATCCGTTTCAATGTGCGCTGCAATGCGCAACGAAGACGAAGCGGGCATTTCTCAGGCGCTGAACGATCTGGCAGATGTCATTGCATCCGACATCCTTCAGAGAGCTGCACAGACTTCTGATGCAAATATCCTTATGGCAAGAGGCAACCGTGCTCTGACATCTCAGGAAACTGAATTCTATCAGGCGTGGATCCGTGCCGGATTATCTGAAAATCCGAAACAGGCGCTGCTTAATGGACAGGTTTCGTTTCCGGAAACGATCATCGACCAGGTATTTGATGACATTATTGAGACGCATGAACTGCTCGCCGCCGTAAACTTTGTCAATACTTCCGGAGCGGTCAAATTCTTAGTAAGCCGCACCGGACATCCGAAGGCAATCTGGGGAGCGCTTACCGCTGCGATCACGGAAGAGCTTGAAGCAGAACTTGCTGAGATGGACATGACATTATGCATGCTTTCGGCATTTATTCCTGTAAATAAATCCATCCTGGACTTAGGCCCGGTTTGGCTTGACAACTACGTACGTACATTCCTGCGCGAAGCGATCGCTAACGGATGCGAGGATGCAATGATCAACAACCTTACTTCCAATACCGGTCCGATCGGTATGATCGCAAACCTGGCAAGCGGTACCGTTGACCAGCAGGGCGTTGTCACCTATCCAAAGAAAACAAAAACTGCAATCACTGATCTTTCTCCGGCCACCGTTGGTGCACAGCTCAAGAAGCTGGCTAAATCCGATATCGGCACTTCCCGCAAGGTTACGGATGTAATCCTTGTCGTTAATCCGGAAGATTACTACGAGAAAGTATTCCCGGCAACAACCGTATTGAATGGCAACGGTACCTATGTAAACAATGTGCTGCCTTATCCGATCAAGATCATTCAGAGCGCTGCCGTTGAGATCGGTGAAGCCGTTCTTGGTATGGCAAAACGCTACTTCATGGGTATCGGATATACCGGATCCGCAGGACGCATTGAATTCTCCGATGAATATAAATTCATCGAGCATAAGAGATACTACAAGACGTATCTGTACGGAAATGGTAAACCGATGGATAACAAAGCGTTCGTTTATCTGAACATTTCCGGATTGCAGCCGGCACAGCTGTTTGTTACGACCGTAAACGTTGAACAGTCGCAGGGCTAAGATAGGAGGTGCAGCTGATGGATGAACTGCTGCATTTTGTTGAAGATGTATTGAATCTGAATCATTTGGACGAGGTTGGAGAGAACCGGCTTCGTCATTTTATTGAAATGAGCATGGGACGTCTTACAGATATTGCCGGAACGACACTTGATTTCTATTCGGATCCGCTTGCAAGGGAGCTTCTTGTCAACCGTGTGAATTATGCCATGTGCAATGCGCTGGATGACTTCGATACCAATTACAGGAGCGAGCTTATCCAGCTGCATCTCAGAGGACAGATTAATGCTGAGAGCGAAGACTAATACTTCCGAATTCTGGAATGACGGACGGCTTACCGTGCTGGAAGCATCTGACGGTGTGATCCTGTCTGAAAAGGGAACGATCCCTTTCGGATATAAGACGGTAGGAATCAAACGCTTCTACAATGCCGCGATCGCAGGTACAGAGATCCAGAAAGTGGTATCCGTTCCGGAAAACGGCATCGTAAAGCAGAGGGACCTTATCGAGCTTTTTGACTTCAAGACAGGGGAAAAGAATATCTACCGTGTGGATATGTTGCAGGAGAAAGATACAGCTCCGAGATCGTACTGGTTAACGCTTGTAAAGGATGATGTGATCTATGACGATAACAGAGCTTAAGCAGATACTGGAAGCTTATGGGATTCCCTGTGAATTCGGCCATTTTTCCAGTCCGCAGAAACCGCCGTATATAGCCTGGATATTTACCGGTTCCGAGAATGAATATGCAGATAACAAGGTGCTTCTTTCTCAGAAAACGGTTCAGATCGAGCTGTATGTACGTACGGCTGTTCCGGAACAGGTGCTGGATTTTGAAACTTACCTTACAGAAAGCGGTGTCAGATGGGAAATGACTTCCGATCAATGGATCGATACGGAAAAGCTTTTCATGTTCACATACAGCGTGAGCGTCTTCAATGAGTGACAAGATCCAGGCAAGCTATCTGACCGTGGAGCTGCGTAAGCTATTCGATGAATACCAGTCGGAGGTAACGGCAGCAATGAAGGAAGTTGTTCCGGAAGTTTCCAAAAAAGCTAAGGACCAGGTAAAGAACAACGCTCCCGTCGGTGCACGGAAGGGAAAATATAAAAAAGGCATCACTGTAAGAAAACTATCAGAAACAAATACATTCATCGAATATTCAATCTGGGCGGGCAAAGAAGGGTACCGCCTCTCTCATTTGCTGGAGCATGGACATTTGAAATCGAACGGGACCGGACGAACAAGAGCGGTCCCGCATTTTAAATTTGGCGAGGAATATGCAGACCAGCATTTAGTTCCTGAAATCATCAAAAAAATAGGAGGATAATTTATGACCATTGTACAGTTTGGTTTGGAAGACGCTCATTCCGCTGAAGTAACGGAAAGCCAGGGTGCATATACCTTCGCTGCGTGGGCGGCCATTCCGGGCGCTGTTAAGATGTCCGGAACCGACAATTCTGCTGTTACGGAAGAATATGCGGATAACAGGCTCTACTATACGGTTACACGTATTTCGTCAACGGATGTTGACCTGGAATTCGAAAAACTTCCGGCACAGTTTATGATCGATTACTGCGGATATGTGCGCGCAACAACGGGCGGCCTTATCAAGACGGCTAACAAAAAACGTAAGAGATTTGCTTTCGGATTCATGAACGAGACCGATGAAAACGGTGAATACCACGTGCTTCCGATCTGCCAGGTAACGGAGAACAATCCGACTTCTTATGAAACAGATAAGAACGGCAGCGTTACTTTTGCGCATGCTACGTTAAAAATTAAGGTAACACCTGTCCGCATCGGAAAATACGATGTGATCATGGACGATATCCCGGAAGAAGATTCCAGATATGAAAATATGTGGTCATCCGCATACGCTCTTCCGACGATCGCAACGGGACAGTAATCTTTATCGGAGGAAATACTGAATGTCTTTTAAAGTAATTGTAATCGAAGGAAAACCGATTCCTTTTAAATGCGACGGGAGTACCGCTGTAAAGTATTCCCGTTTTTTTAATAGAAATTTATTTTCTGATTTTATGGAGCTTTCGAAATCACAGGAAAAGGTCGTAAATTCAAACGCTGTTGAAAATATTGCCTGGGTCATGGCAAAAACGGCGGATAAGGATATCCCGGATTTCGAGGAATGGCTTTCTCAATTTTCAAGTCCGATGGTGCTTTACAACAAGGCTCCGGATATCTTGAGCACTTTTGATGAAAGCTTCAAGACAACGAAGGTTCCTAAAAAAAAATCAAAGAAGAAAAGAAGGAAGAATACTCGGACATAAACGATCTGATCCTTGCTGGATTAAAATTAGGCCTTTCATGGTCCGAAATGATGGAGATGGATATCGGTATGATCTTCGATGTGATCATAACATTCAATAACGTTATGGAAGATATCGAAGAAAAGAATGCTGTAACCGGATCCGAAAATGTCCGGAAAGCGCGTCCGGGCGAATCGGTCCGCACGATCTTTGGAGGTTAGGATGGATAAAAAAGTAAAGGGATTGACAGTTGAGATTGGCGGCGATACCGTCAAGCTGCAGAATGCTTTAAAGGATACGGAAAAATCTATAAAAAGTGTTGAATCAAATTTAAAGTCTGTCAATCAGATGCTTAAATTTGATCCAACCAATACCGATCTATTGCGGCAGAAGCAGCAGCTGCTTGGTGATGCCGTAAAGGAAAATGAAGAAAAGCTCAAGGTGCTGAGAAAAGCACAGCAGGACCTTGTTAATTCCGGTGTTCCGGAAACATCTTCCGAATATATTGCGCTGCAGCAGGAGATCCAGCGGACGGAGACCCACACGGAGAACCTGAAGAAGCAGATGAGCAAGCTTCCGGCAGAGGTCCAGGCCATGAGCGCCGAATTGGAAAAAGCCGGAAAGAAAATGGAAGAGGTGGGTACATCTCTTACCAAAAATGTTACCGCGCCGATCGTAGCGCTGGGAACTGCTTCCGTCGTTGCATTCAACGACCTGGATCAGTCGATGGATCTTGTCGTGAAGAAGACCGGTGCAACCGGAGACCAACTGGAAGAGCTGCAGGATATCGTTAAGGATATCGGTTCCAGGGTCCCTTCTTCTTTCGACAACATTGCGCTTGCGGTTGGTGAAGTAAACACACGCTTCCAGCTGACAGGCGACGAGCTCAACGAACTATCCGAACAGTTCGTTAAATTTGCTGATCTGAACAATACGGATGTAACTACATCCGTAGACAATGTGCAGAAATCTCTTACTGCATTCGGATTATCCACCGATGATGCATCACATCTGCTGGATGTGATGAACAAGGTCGGACAGGATACCGGAATATCCATGGATACGCTGACAAACGGTCTGATCCAGAATGCAACAGCATTCCAGGAAATGGGATTGAACATTGACCAGGCTGTCATCTTCATGTCGCAGATAGAAAAGTCCGGCGCAAATACCGAAACGGTAATAAGCGGACTGCGTAAGGCCCTGAAGAATGCAACAGCGGACGGAAAGGATATGAATACGTCCCTCCAGGAGCTGGAGGATGCCATCCTAAACGGTGCCGACGGAGTTGACGGATTAACGAAATCCTACGAGATATTCGGAAACAATGCCGGTCCGCAGGTATATAACGCAATCAAGAACGGAACATTAAGTTTTGAAGATCTTGCCAATATGGCAATCGAGGCGGACGGCTCTGTTACGAATACTTTCAACGATACGATGAAGGGATCCGAGCAGTTCGAGCTTGCTATGCAGAATGTGCAGCTTGCGGGCGCCGAGCTTGGTGAAGAGATCATGGAGACTCTTGCACCGTTCCTTGAAAAGCTCTGTGAAGTGATAAAGGGAGTTACCGAATGGTTCAGCGGTCTTGACGATGGTCAGAAACGTATCATTCTGACAATACTTGCCGTCGTGGCTGCAATAGGCCCAGCGCTTGTAGCTTTCGGAAAAGTGGCAACCGGCATTTCAAGCATCATGAAAACGGCGGATATGCTGAGCAAGGTCATAGACGTTGGAATGCTTGGTCCGGCGGGAATCATCATGCTGGTGATTGGTGCGCTTGTTCTTTTATATACAAAATGTGAATGGTTTAGAGATGCTGTCAATGCCGTCGTTGATGCTGTTGTGAAATTTTTCAAGGATTCCATGGACTGGGTGATTAATTTCTTCACTAAAACACTGCCGGATACATTTAACAGTGTGATCCAGTTTATCCAGGATAACTGGCAGGGATTGCTTCTTCTGCTTGTGAATCCGTTTGTGGGTGCTTTCAAACTGGTATACGACAATTCGGAGGAATTCCGGAAGTTCATTGACAACCTTGTTCAGTCGGTAATCAACTTCTTTACCGAATTACCGGATAAAGCGTTGACGTGGGGCAAGGATATGATCGACAATTTCGTTCAGGGCATCACTTCAAAGCTTTCCAAACTTTGGGATTCTGTGAAGGATATCGGAAAGGGAATCGCTGATTTCCTTGGATTCTCCGTACCGAAGGAAGGTCCTTTATCAGATGCTGATAAATGGATGCCTGATATGATCGATCTGATGACTTCCGGCATCGAGAATTCGAAGCAGAAACTGGTTGATGCTGTGAGCTCCTTATCCAGCGATATGAGCGCTCCGGTCATCAATTCGGAGATCAGCCGGACATTGACGGCTTCCAATAACATTGCCCTGGATGTGTCTATGATTGCAAATCTTGATGGCAGACAGATCGCGGATTCTGTGGAGAACCGCATTACAAAGAAAATTCAATCAAGAAATGCGTTTAAAGGAGCGTGATAGATATGTATTGGTTCAGCCTTGATAATGAGCGCTGCGATCGCAACGGTATTATCGTGAACAAACGGTCATCTGAGAGAGCTCCGGCAATGAAATATTCAAGGGCCTCGTCTAACTATTTAGACGGGGCCTTTTTTACGAATTACGGGACTTTCGAGACCGTAGAAAAAAGCTTTGAATGTAATTTTGTCGAGGAAAACCCGGACAAATGGCATGAGCACTGGAGATATGTAAAGCGCTGGCTTCTCCGGGACCACGACAAGATCCGGTATTCCGATGACAGCGGGGTATTCCGGAAAGTGCTGCATACTTCCATTTCTGAAAATGAAAGGGAGATCGAGGAAACAGGCAATTTCACAATTACATTCATTTTGTCACCTTACGAATATTACGATAAAGGTTTGATCCGACATTCCGTGCAGGACTGCGGATACAATATATACTCTTTATCGCATCCGGTTTATATACTTACCGGAAATAATCCGGTATTGACCGTCAACGGCAGCGAATTCAGAGTGTTCAGGAACGGTACTACTTACGTAGACACAGATCTAATGCTATGCTACGACGAGAATAAGAACAAGGTCCAGTCTTCCGGATACTTTGAAGATTTGTATCTGATCGAAGGTGTGAACGATATTTCCGTAAATACCGGAACGATATCGATCATTCCGAACTGGAGGTCCATCTGATGGTGCAGATCTACCCATGGAATGACAGGAACTTTACATCCAACGGTACACCGATGGACTGCCTAACGCTTGAATTCCGTGCATCGATAAACGGAACATGGACGATCGAGGGAAGGGTATCGGACAAAGACAAGGAAAAGATATCCGATCAGGCCGTTATTAAAGCCTATACTCCGGACGGGTATCAGCTGTTCCGGATCCGTCAGATCGATAAATCTGACTATGATTGTTCCTTTGTGGCATGGCCTATTGCGATGGACCTTGCGAACATCGTCATCCGGGACCGCAGACCAACCGATACCACCGGACAGGGCGCAATCGATGCCTTGCTGCAGGGTACCGACTTTACCGGACATTCCGATATAAGCACTATATCGACCGCTTACTGGCAGATGATGAATATCATCGAATGCATAAACGGTGATATTGATCAATCTTTTATCAATCGCTGGGGCGGTGAAATTTCATTTAACAATTTTGACGTTTACATCAACAGCAGGATTGGCGCCGACAATGGTATGCGTGTGCAGATGGGTTTCAACCTTAATGAAATAAGAGAAAGCATTGATTCAGGCAGCATTATAACCCGCATGATTCCGAAAGCTTTCAACGGCCGCTTTATGACAAATAAAGGTTATGTGAACAGTCCTTTATATTTGAATTATCCGGAGATATATGAAAAGGTTGTTGAATTTCCTAACATCAAGCTGCAGGAAGACGCACAGGATGAGGATTTTGACGACAGCAACATTGTTATATGTGCCGACCAGGATGAAATGGATGCGGTGCTGAGGGAAAAGGCTCTACAATACTTTAGTGAGACAGAGTGTGACAAACCTGTTATCAATTACAGCTGCAATATCATAGATCTTGCAAAAACGAAGAAATACAGAGATTTTTCCAAACTTGTGAAACTTAATTTGGGAGATACAGTTCATGTATATCACCGAGGTTTGAATATAAATCATACAGCACGTGTTATATCGATTACATATGACTGTCTGACTAGGCGCTATACAGAACTTGAAATAGGGCAGTTTCAACCTACCTGTTTTGAAAAACAGGCAGATCTTCAGAGAACGCTGGAAAAGGTCGTTGATACTGATACCGGTTCTGTTATGGCAGCAACGATAAAGGGCGTTATAAATTTGATGGATACGCAACTTATAGCTCAGAAAGACGTAGCTTCAAGATCCAATGTTCGGGCAATATTGTTTGAAGATCTAGACGAATCATCAGAAACATTTGGAGCGCTGTGTATTGGTACCCAGGGCATCCAGATATCTCATAAACGTGAGAATAACGAATGGCAGTGGGGTACAGCTATTAACTTTGAAGCAATAAATGCTGACTATATCATTACCGGCGTTTTATCGGATAGATCCGGAAACTTCTATCTAAATATGGCAACCGGTGAGCTTGTCATGGGTGACGGTTTATTCCGGGGGAATATCTCAACCGAAAAGAACGCCAAAGTAGGACGCTGGCTTTATCTGGATTACGATGGCAATATCGACCAATCGACATTTGCTAATTACAGTCGAATAACTTTGGGACACGAACAAACCACTGAACCGATGCCTTTTATTGGTCTAGCCAAAAATGCCAGAACCGGCACCGAGTCCATTGTAATGGCTACATCAGACGGCCAGAGCGGTCCGATGGTGGCGGTCATCGACAACGGTACTCCTACGGTCGTGATGCAGAACCAAATAAACGGCACTGCAGTCGGAATTGTTGATGATCAGGTCCAAATTAACAATGCTGATGCGGTATTTATCAATACTGCTGATTTAGTTATCAATGGCAAAACAGGATTAACTGGAACTTTTTCTAACGTCACGGGATTTAAAGTACAGAATGGTTTGGTCTATTCCGTGACTGGACAGAGGGAGGCATAATGGAACAGAGCAAATTTGACAGACTGATGGAGAATACAAAAGTATTTACCGACGTCAATCCACATTTCATTACTTCTCTCACTTGTGACCAAGCCATACAGTACGAGTCCAGAGTCATAAGCTTAATGAACTGGAACGGCTGCGAAAAAGAAAAAGACAAGCTTGGCAGACTTGTTGAAGCATTGAAAGAGTATCCCTCTGACTTTCCATTCGGGGATGCTCTTTTAATTTATCGCTTAGGTGGTGGTGACGCATGAGAGCCGGTCAAACCATGGTCGCAAATGACGGCCATGAAGTGGCGCTCTTTCCGATGGAAATGATGTACGTTTGGCAGGGATGGGGACCTAGCACATGGACCCACTGCTGTTCGTACAGTCTCGACCTCACCAGTGGACCGTCACCGGTAACCACGCCTGTGTATGCTCCTTGTAAGTGTCAGCTTGTTGCAGCGACTAATCTGGCGCTTCAATGGCAGTCTGTCGACCCTGTATGGACACCTTCGGGACTTAAATACTTATCCTGGACCACGGTCCATCACGATATACAAGCGCATTCTGTAGGTTCCATTGTTAACCAGGGGCAGCTGATGACTTATACCGGAAATAATCAGGCCGGAGGAGTGAACCATTGCCATATTGACTTTGGCGAAGGACAGGGACAGGGGTTGTATCCTGCGTGTGTCTGCCCGGGCGGTCAAGCGTATGCAATGACCAACGCAATCGTTCCTGAAAGGGCTGTTTATGTAAACGATACAAGGATCATGTCGTCTTTCGGTTTGAACTGGCAGACTTGGACAGGTCCGCAAGGATTCAATTTAGAACTTAAGAACGGATTAGTTATCCGTGCATGGAGGTAATTACCTATGCAAATTATAGTTATTTCTTTGTCCACACAGTCGGTAACACCGATGTTCGATGCCGTCCAGTATGACAGCGCTCGAGAGTGCGGATTTAATGTACAGGAAGACATTTCTTCCTATGATATCGTTGAAGCGGTGTTCAATATTTCGCAAGGCGTGACAGTTACGT